CTTTTGATGCAGGGCAATATTCTATTAATTCAAATGCTACAAACTGGTCTTTAACAGAATCATTATTACAGCCTGATACTATGCAATCAGGTGATTTAAGTGTTGGTGAGGTAAATAATTTTGGTAATATAACATCTACTGCTGCTGGTGTAGGTACAGGATTTGATGTAACTATTGGTTCAGATCATACAATTACAGATTTAGATCCAGGTGGAGCAGGTTCTGTAACAACAGGACAATTTGTAACTGAGGTAACTACAAAGTAATGAATGAAAAAATTAGTACTGCTACTGTTTTTATATGCCATACCTGTTAAATCACAGCCAATTACACCTGCCTTCACTACAGGTACGACTTCAAGCACCACAAACAGTACAACATCTATTACAGAAACAATTACATCAACAGACTTTTCTACAGGATATGAGTATACAGTTACAGGTGTTGGGGTATCTATGGGTGATTCTGCAAGTATTACACCACCGCCAACTAATATTAATGAAACTATAAATGGACAGGTATATACATGGACAGGACTAAATTTAAACAACAAACCAAACTGGACAGTATCAGAAGGAAATGCGTTTCAATTTACAGAAACATACAAAGCACCAGGACTACAAAACATAACAGTAATAAACAGGTCAATAGAATCAGAAAGCGTTGTTACTACTACTTCTGTATTCTCACAATAGGAATAATACCTGTAGAAGCATTTGCTAATGCTGTTAGCCAATCAAATAATGGAAGCGTCACCAATATGGCTATACAATCCATAAATGGCAATATGACTACTCAGCAGTTTGGAAATAATATTGTATGTCAGGGTGCTACCTTGTCATTCAGCCCATTTGTTACCTTTGGTGCTAACTACAGAAAACCATATAGAGATTATTACGAAACACCATTTTATGATCCTACAGATGCTAATGATGATGGTGTACCTGATAACCCTGGTGATATTTTATTTATGCAACAAAACTATAGCGGTACAAACAAAGACAGCTACGCATTAAATAGTGGTTTTAGTCTTAATTTTACTATTCCATTAGATCGGACATTACAATCTACCTGTGAAAAGGCTGCTACAACACAGGTGAAACTACAGCAGCAGATATTAGAAAACAAGCGTTTAGATTGGCAGATAGCAAGAATACGTGAATGTGGATCTTTACTTGCTAATGGTATACGTGTAACAGAAGATAGCCCCTTTTATAATGTTTGTGCAGATGTTTACTTAGAACCAAAACCAAATCAAGTAATACCGCATACACATAAAATTAAGTAACTTTTTTAAAATATAAACTTCTTGCCTGTTCATAATCAAACATACATTCAGCAGGGTTATATTCTTGGGTTTTTATGCCATCTGGTGTTATATAAATAACTCTACAAGTAAACAAAGTAACAGATGGATAGTTTTGATATAACAGCGATACATAACCACCTATCTGCAACCTATGGTTTTTCTTTTTATATTTGACTTGTGTCTTAAAATCAGCCAGACATAAAACACCTGTTTCCTTATGTTGTAATACTGCATCTAAACTACCTGCTATATCTCTTTTTCTATCGACCATACGTAATTCATTCGCAACACAATCCCATGTATCCCACATACGG